AGTGCTTTTGAATAAAAAATGGATAAAAATGAGCTATTTTATCTTTGCTGGATTATTGGGTCTTTTCTTCTCTTTAGTGGGATTGTATTCATTACACGAAGAAATCTTATGGAATTACAACATCTTCTGGAGTGTCTACGCTATCTTCACTCCAAGAATCTGGAATATCTTGTGGTGCATTAGGGTCTACATTAGTAAGTGGACCATTGCTATCAAATCCGCCTGATGTGCCATCAGAAGGTGTTCCTGTTACAGGCCCAGTGTTTACGGTGTTGTCATGAATATCCACTGGTACTTGTATAGGAGCATTTACAGAACATCCTGTAAGAAGTAGTGGAAAAAGTAATGCGGGTACTGCTATTAGTTTCGGGTTCATGAAAAAAGTCTACACACATGGTGTTTAAAAAGTAAAGCCCGAAATTGCGTGTTGTCTTAAAGAAGGTGGTAGGGTAAAGCAGATGTTTCTTTAGAAGCATTGAGCCTCTGGTCTCTCGGTACACCTGTACCTTTCGGGGAGAGACCAGAGGTTCTTTTAATTTGAAGCCATGCCTCCTAAAGCACTTACTCCTTCAGGTCCGCCTACTGAAGCGGTATCCCCCATAGGAGAGACAGGGTCATTTTGAGCAGCAGTTTGATAACCGCCATACCCACTCATCTTGTCAGCGTAGGTTTGATAACCTGCCCACCAAAAACCATTACCAACAAATCCACGGTCAGGATTTAGTAATCCCTGACGACGAATGGATTCTTCTTGGCCTACCATCTTGCCTAGTTGAGAGTTACTTAAGTTACTCATACTGCAGCCAATGCTGGATGAAGAACGTTTTCAGGGTCTTCTATAGAAACTGATTGTTTCTTTAAATCAGGTCCGTACTCTTTTGAATGATGTCCGCAGAACAACAACTCACCATTTAACAGTGTAAACCTAACCATAGCAGCGGCACCGCAACGGTCACAACGGTCATTAGCATTCATCATTTCTTCTTTCTATTTTGGTTACCTTTGCCAATATTCTTACTGGCAGACATTACCTTGAGATTTGAAGACGATTCGTTTTTATGGTTATTGTCCTTATGGTCAACGTGTTCTTTCTTTGAAAGTTTTCTACCAATTGACTTTTCTTTTTTGTGGCGGGCAGCGTTTTGAGACGTAGTGCTCTGTGTCTTTGGGTCGTAATGAACCACAATGCTGCGTCCACCGTTTTCCTTTGAACCTTTGTATGGTCCGTAGGTTTTTTTCTTTTTGCTTGGAAGCGTCATATTACTTACCGCAAGTAGGGCACTTATCAGCAGAATTTTTCTTTGCTGGTGCTTTGCCAAACTTAGGTCGACCAAATCCAACAATAGAAATCATTACTCCAGCCTTGTTCTTTTTGAAAGCACGAAGTTGCTTGCACACTTCTCCGCCATTTCGTTGGCTTCCAGACTTCTTTGAAGATGTGTTGCCTTCTATACACCAAACAGTGCCGTCTTCATTGTCTTTTACAACAATACCAACGTGCGAAATCCTATCGACACCATCTGAGGGGAAATCAAAATAAACGACATCTCCTGGTTCTGGGTCTGCAACATCTCCATCAATCCATGCACCAGCCTTCTTAAAAGCCTGTGCACCACCTGGAGTGTAAACAGTGTTAGGGATTTTTACGCCACTTTCTGACGCACACCAGTTGACGAAACTTCCGCACCATGGTTGGAAGTTTGCTTTCATGAAAGCACCGTATTTGGTTTCGTTGTCTTTAGGACCTTCAATAGTGCCTAACTCTGCTGTAGCAACTTCAATAAAACGTGCTGCTGTTCCTTGGTCTGCCATTAGTCTTTATCCCAATCTGTATCAACAGGTTGCTCTGATGGCATTGCACCAGATGGCTTTGCTGCAAGACGTGCTGCTGTAGCATCAATCTCGGCTTCTAATTTTTTATCGGCTTGAGTATTTTTAGCATCCATCTCTTTGTTGGACAACTGTGCTGCCATGATGTCTTTAGCACCAGATTGACCAATTAAAATACCAGCCAGAGTTCCTGTAATAAATGTTGCAATGCTTCCCAATACGTTAAAGAACATCTTGTCATTCTCTGACTGTGCTCCAATAGGCTGTGTCACAAATAAAAGGCCGTAAAGAATGCCTAGTGATGTACATAGCAGAATTGTTCCTAATGTAATTCCTAGAATAAACTTTAAACGTGCATCTAAATCTTGTGGTGTTAACTTTTCTTTACTCATTTGGTGTGCCGCTTTCTACGGTTGTTCCGTCTGTTGTTTTACCTAGTAGGTCTTTTGTACAAAGCCCACTTGCTTCACAAACAGGTGGGTTACATTCTGCTTTTTCCCAGTTTACAGGGTCTTGGCATGGATAACGGTATCTATTCAAAGCCTCTGGGTTACTGCATGAGGTAAGAACTAGGGCTAATAAAACAGCAGATAGTGCTGTTGCACCTGCTTTGACTTTTTTCATAAAGACTCCCATATTCCGTATACCTAGGAATTGTAAAGGGCTTATTCGTATTTGTACTGCTCTTTCTTCATAAAAGGTCCAGAGGTGTATGCATCTTGTGATGCTGCAATTTTCAATGACTCCATAGGTGTAGCACCCGCCATAATTGCTCCTATGGCGTATTTAGAGCCAGACCCTACTCCGTATATGCCGTCGTCTCTCATACCCACTGAGAGGTCGTCTGCAACGCTGAAGAGGTGCCCTGCAACAGCAACGATGAAATCAAAACGGGTCTCACCATCAGACTCCGCATCAAAGTTAAATCCGTTATCAATTAAACACTTACGAAGAGAGGGCACCGCTTTAGAAATCATAAAGTGATATACGTCTTTTAAGTCTTTTTCTGTAGGTGTTGGTGGCAGCCAGATATGTTGTGCAACATCGCAAGGCATTGCTTCACCAGAACCTGCAATTAAAAAATCTCCACGTTTTGAAATTTTAACCATTTTAGAGTGGTTAAATTTTCTACCGTCTGAACCAGTAGTTTGGTTGTCACAGTAGATAACGCATTTTTCATCATGCTGAACAGCAACAATCGTGGTCATTGGAATCCCTTAAATAAGTGGAGGGTCAAGGATAAGTTTACCCTTGACCCTCCTATTTAAAAAGTGCTTACTTTTCACCCTTAAAGGTCAAAGAACCTGCAAAATGAACTGGTTTTTGCAATTCATTAAGTTTGATTGGTTCCATCTTTACGCTTTTACGAGGGGTATTGGCCTGTACTTCAGCCTTTAACCAACGCTTTGCAGCAGAGGCGTTTTTCCATGCAGAGTAAGTTGTAATAGCAACTTTGTCTCCATCATGAATGTGCCACTTAGCAAGCCAACCGCCACCCTTTTCTGAGTTAAGCACAATGCTTGCATCAAACGTTTTTGTTATCTTCACGGAGTCTCCTTAATTTGCGAAGTTATCTATAACCTTACACTATGATTTGGCTATGGCTCTCAAAGACATCAATTTTCGAGGTATTCCTACCCACGAGTGTCCCGTATGCCATTCACGCTTATTTAAGATTTACGCTGTTTTTGAAGACTACAACATAGCCTTATGGGGTGTTGATGGTGAGTGTGCTGAGTGCGGGGCAGAGGTAACTGTTCCATGCCCAGTAGATGACCCAACAGGAGAAGCCTTACTCTAAACGCTCTCCACCGTGGATTCGAACCACGATTGCTGGTGCCAAAAACCAGAGTCCTGCCGTTGGACGAATGGAGACTGGCCTACTTGTAACTCTTTTTAATCCAAATGTTGTCACGGTACCAGCCCCGTGTAAATGCACGAGGATACCCAGACAGTCGCATATCTTCTGGAAGTTCAGAGTTGTGAGATTTCCAATCCTCACGCTTAATTGGAATTACTTGTGCATAAGGAGTTCCCGCTGGAATTATTCCTTCAAAACCTTTCTTTAAGTAAAAAGGCAAAGCACCAGAATGTCCATAACCATCGGAATCCATAATTCCAGATGCAGTAATGAATGGGACATCAAAATTATTAAGTGGGTGTGTTACTAGTACTGAGTAACCTTTTGGAGTAATAATTTGGTATGGAGTACTCCATACAAAAAACCCTGGGTGATAGCCCTCAGGAGTTGGCATCATTCCGCCCAAGTCTTCATTACGACTTGATACAAACCCTGTTCCTGGAAAGTTCCAGTCAATACGTGGTTTTACATGTGCAGGGTCAATTGCAACTTCAATGTCATAAGGAGTCACATAGTAATACCCAGAAGTAATTGAGTCTAAAACAGGAACACATGCTTTAGGACTTGCGTTGCCTGGGTGTAAGTTTGCCTTTGTATCGCCGTTTGTGTACATAGGCATGTCTTTGTACCACTTAGGAACAACAGTTCCTCCAGGACGTGGAAACCCAAATACGGTTGGGTCCATATCCTCACGAAGTCTAAACTCAATTGTTTTTGTTTTTAAACGGGCTCTCATAGTTTTCCTTTGATGTAAATGATTTAGGAGACCAAGCGGTGTCCTTGTACCACGTGGTACTTACCAAATGTTCAGCAGCCTTATATTTATTCTCGTCTTTAGGAATAGGCTCTAAGACCCAGTCTTCTCGTTTAAACGGAATAACTTGCATGTAAGGGGTTCCTTTAGGAATTATCCCGTACCAGTTTTCTCTTATAAAGAAATGTATTCCTTCCATCTTTCCAAACTTATCTCCATCAAAAATGCCAGAAGAAGTAATGAAGGGTAACTCATAACGATTGAGTGGGTGGGTGTAAATAAAACTGTAGCCCTCTGGAGTTGCTAAATCAAACCCAGTATTCCATTGCCATTCTGCTTTTGTGTAACCCTCAGGTGCTGGAGCAGTGTGTGAGAAGTCTGTAAGCAGTTTGTTAGCAATTGGGGGACCTCCATAAGTGTGAGCAATTGAATGCACTTTCTCAACTTTAAGGTTAGGGTCGTTTAACATACCTTTTGGAAGAGTTATCTCTGGATTGCTAATTTCCATGTCGTAAGGGGTTACAAATATAAACCCAGTTGTAAAAGCATCCTGCAGTGGTATAGATGTTTTAATAGTCGAATTATCGGGGCGAAGTTTTCTGTGGTCGCCGTAGAACTCTGGAAGAGTTGAAAACCAGAGCGGAACTTTTTCTTCACCTGGTTTTGGAAATTCAAAGACACGAGTATCAATACCGTCTCTTGGTTGAGCGGTAATGGTCTTTCGTCCAAGTTTTTTAAACATTAATTGCTACTACTTTCTGTGCACCGCATTGAATACATGTTTCATAAGTCCTAAGGGTGTAAGGACAAGATGCCTTTACTGTATCCCTATGTTTGCAAAAAATCGCTTTTATTCGGGAAATAATCATTTCTTTACCTTATCAGAGATAAGGAGCAGTTTTACGCCAATGCTCAGGGCCCCAGCCACTTAGGGGCTGACGACTTAATAATAGATTATTTAGGGGTCTGTGCGTTTGCAAACACATTTGCAGTTGTCATCAAAACAGCAAGTGCTGTCGTACAACTCGTGGTCGCATTTAATGCATTTCGACATTAATCTTTCCTTCGCCTTATCGTGATGCTTGATTTCGCACCCACGTGCTAGGTCTGGAACCACATAGTGCTTTTGACACACTTTGCACTTCCACGCCTCATAACGAGAACCCTGCACCTGCTTATTGTGCACCGCCGACGGATTTATGTCTTGCTTTGCAATAAGCCACTAAATGAGCGAAGGAATACTTCTTTCCACAAGAACAGGTGAATTGGTCAGTCACGAGTTCCAGAGTTCTTCTTCCTGCTTCAGGATTGCCGCTAGGTCTTCTTTGGGCTTCTTCATCAGTGATTGCTCATACGCTTCAATGAATCCTTTGGACTTAGGTTTGGTTGGGTGGTCCCATTGGGATTTCTTTTTTGTGGCGGTCATCTGTTGTTGGTGTTGACTGGCAGCAAAGGCCATCTTTGGTCCTAGAGGCATTTATCTCATTATCCTTCTTATCTCAGAGTTACATTGAGGACATACACCTATGTGGACAGTACGACCACTATCGGTGGATTTAATTTCTAATAGAGGAGATTCTTTGCTCTCCTTGCATTGAACGCAGTAAGCGTTAACTATCGCTACTACGACACTCACCACAGACTCTTTCAGGAGTTCCAAATACGATGATGGTCTTGCAATCGTATGCCCACTCACCACAAGTGCTGCAATAGGCTTTACCCTTGCTATTTCCTACATCGTTCTTCATATATTGATTTGCCATTACTCATCCCAAAAGAATAAAAGTGATGCAACGATAATAGGAACGAAGATGACTGCTGCTTGTATCCAACTCATAAGAGAAAGCGTACACCTCGAATCGCCCGACCACAATAGGTCCAGAAAGCCAAATAGCCCACTATGTGCACGACGTGGGCTATCTGTTGTTAAGTTTGACTTCGTGAACCAAGGAAGGCAGACGGTTCGCTCACCATGTGGCTCCACGCTGCAGGGCTACTCTAGCAGGTTGAGCAGTAGTTAAGAACTCGTACATTCTTTGATGCTAGTTGGTACTCTCGACCGCAACGAGCACAAGACACAGTGACTACAGACCTCTCACAACGGTCTCTTCGTAGTTCTAATCCAAATGCGTACATAGGTCTAGAGTAGCAGATGGGCTACTGCCTAGTAAACCTTCTTGTGACCCTCACATGGCTTCCACTGATGCTTACCTGCATCAAGGTCCTCATAGGGCATGTAGCATTGACCTGTCTGCTCATCAATGATGTGCCACTTGGCTGGACACTTGGTCTTAATCACTAACAGTACAGGCTCCGCAAGTTCGGCTACTTCGGTGCCGTCTAGGAGTCTTCTCATATAAGCAAGTCTACGTGAAAATGGTTGCGGACTGCCTATTAACCTCTGTGGTCTTATGGGTCCGATGCTTGCTCTGGCTACGCTGACTCGTTGGTAGCCCTGCTATTTAGCCACCCTGACCACCCTGACCTTTGGCTACTGCCTAGATAGATACACCTCAATCATGGCTGTCCCCTGGCGATAGGTTTGCGAAACTTCGCTTAATGGTGGGGGGGTCACGCATAAATACACATGATTACACTCGCCACTTGTCTATGAAACTTGTTGTTGTTGTTCTATCTACGCACAAATAAATAAATAAAATAACTATTGATAGCGTTGTTGATAGCGTGTGTTTGGCTACTGTATTTCAATCACATTGGCTTGCATTGATACGACCAGCCAAACAGCCACTTTACTTTGTTGTTATCAGATACTTCTATGCACTTACTTCATGTTAATTAACAGTATCTATCACTAACTATTTATCTATTAAAACAATTACTAAATACAAGTAGCAACAGTATGTATCTCTATCTATCTATGTATCTATCTCTTACTTAATAGTTAATAAACACCACTATTTATTCTTATTGAAGGGGCTTCGCCCCTTAAACCCCAACCAGTTATTTATTAGCAAACTACTATAAGTAAGTGAGTGTGTAAGTGATGTTCTAAAGAACTTATGTATTACTTCTTATTCTCACCACTTCAGGCTTCGTGTTAAAAGTGTTAAGTAATTCGCAAACTATTTTTACGCATCTTCGCACTACAAATAAATAACTTAAATAACTTTCTTTTAACTACTAAATAACTTTCATAACTTCTTTAACGCATTTATTTATCTCTATCCCGTCACTAGCAATCTTGGCGGTGCGACTAGGTGTATCGCCCCTATTCCGACACGAACTCACGCTCAAAACACGCTCACTTTGACCCGATTTGGAATTAACCTCAGGTTAGGTCATACTTATCCCATAAGCGGTTGCCCCTCCTAGCGATAGGACTCGGTAAGCAAAAGTAAAAAGTAATTTTTATTTTTATTTATACCAGCGACATTGTGTGTTGCGATTACAAAATAAATAATTAAAAAAATTACTTGCTTCTAAATAATTACTTCACCATGAACGGTGCAATCGCTAAGTGGAACGACACTCACTCGTTATGTAATTGTAAATTAACTTCAAGTTAGTTATCTCTTACTTATTCGTATCTCTGTTCGCTTGTGTGCGACAACTTCTAAAACGAATAAGTAATTGTTACTTTAAGTTAATTGCTATCAATTACTTCTAAAGAAATTACCTTGCGTTAATAAATACGCACTATCGCAATCTGTATCACCAACTTACAGATTGCGGTGGTGTGTAGTTATCTAATTAGTAACTACACAAACCAATCCGCAAACAAACATGGAGGCAAAACATGGCTACAACAACTAAGTACGAACGCAATTACAAAAACAATTACAACGACATTGAACTAACAATTAAAACTTTCCGTAAAACAGACAACATGGAACGACTCGTTCATGCACTTGCACAAACACTTTCTCCTAACGAGTTTCGTATGTTGTTTGCAACTGAGTTTGCAACCGTTCCACTTGATGTTGTTTATGTTGATGAACATGGCAATCGCATTAAAGAAAATGCAAAATAAATTACAACTAAATACAAAACTAAATCCGCAACTAAATCCGCAAACAAACGAGAGGCAATAAATAAATGACTACAAACGATTACGCAATACTCATTACTTCACAATCTGCAACTGTTGGAACACTTCGTCAATTCTTAATCGTTGCAAACGAAACACAACAACTTGTTTGGTCTCGCAAAACAAACGGTGGTCGTGGTGAAACAAACGCTTGGTACGACACTTCGTATGAGGACTTCGTTACTTGTTCTCATAGGTCAGAACAAATCGTTGGTGAAATACTTTCGTCACCACTATCTGTTGTTGATGAAACAGCAATCGCTAATAACGAACGACCAACAATTCTTATTCAGAAACTAACTAAACAGTTTGGTAATCGTCACCAAACAATTAGTAATCGTTCGCTTGGTGATGTTATTGATGAAGTAGCAACACTTGTTGCAACTAATCCACAACTGTTATCTAAGTATCGTTCAGACGGTCGTAGTGATAAGTCTGTACTTGCTAACAACAACGCACCACAATCATTACCAGTAACTATTCAACGAGTATCTGCACCAACACCACAACCACTTGTTAGTGCAGAAACTTCTACAGAAGTTATGGGTGACTTCGTTGCGTTAATCCCAACACCACAGAGTGTTGCAGGTTATGTTGTTCGTACCTTTGATGATGGTGTTGATGAAATTGCGTTCTACGATTACGCAATCAAAAACAAAATCAACATACTTATTGAAGGTGAAGCAGGAACAGGTAAAACTACTTCTGCAAAACACTATGCGTATGTTCGTCAATTACCTTTCTACTCTTTCTCATCTAGTGTTGGTGCAGAGTATTCACAACTCTTTGGAAAAGTAATCATTGGTGACGACGGCAAACCAACATGGCAGGACGGTGTGATTACGCAAATGTGGAAAACAGGTGGTGTGCTTGTTATTGATGAAGCAAACTTCTTACCTACAAAAATTGCTTCGTCATTACACAATGCACTTGACGATAACAGAGTGCTAACTCTGCTTGACCACAAGGGCGAAATTGTTAAGGCTCATGAAAACTTGTTAATCATTGGTAGTTACAACAACGGCTATCGTGGAACTAACAAACTAAATGAGGCGTTCGCTGACCGCTTCTACAAACTAAAGTTTGAGTACGACATAAACATTGAAAAGAAGTTTATTCCTTCTAAATCATTGTTGTCGTTGTTCTCTCAAATGAGAACAGACGCATTGAGTGGCTTGTATGAAACACCACTATCAACTCGTCTGCTAAAGAAGTTTGTGCGACTTGCTACAGAAGTCGGATACAACTTTGCATTAACAGAACTTCTTTACAACTTCGCTGATGATGAGAGAGGTTCTGTAAAACTATTGTTTGAGGCTAATCGCCACAACATTATGTCTGAACTTGGATTTACTGTTGATACACCAATAGTAGATACAGGTGACGAACTCGCTGAATTGGAAAACCAATTAGCAAATAGCAATTAGTAATAAGCGGTGGCAATAGATGAACGGTCTATTGCCACCGCAACAAAAAATCCGCACACCAACAGAGAGGCAACAAATGACTACCGTAGAACTATTGCATGAAACACTTTCTAAAGAACAAGAACTAAAGAACAAGAAGCGAGACAAACTAACACGATTAACACAATCGTTCTCTCGTTCATTGTCTGTACTATCGTCAAGAGTTATCAATGTTGATGTTGTTGATGAACAAAAGAACGCCCCTGCTTGGTCAGGTGCAAGTGATGTGTTCTTTAATCTCAATCAAGTGCGTGATGAGTTTGACGGACAATCACTTCTATCACTACAAGGTTTGGCGTTTCATGAGTTTGCTCATGTTCGTTACACACCACGCAACGGTAGCGAAATCTGTCGTTGGGTTATTGATGAGGATAAGTGGCAAGCGTTCAACGCATTAGAGGACATGAGAATTGAAGGTCTGTTGGTATCTCGTTATCCGTCTATTGTTAATTGGCTAACTGCAACTGTCCTTGATTACTTAGTGCGTGAGGAAAATGCAATCACAACTTTGTTTGCACTTGTTCGTGGTCGCAGATACTTACCTGTAGAACTTCGTGCATTGGCACGACAGAACTATGCAGTACAAGAGGACATTACAGAACTTTGTGATGTTGTTGATAAGTACCGCACTTTGTTATTCCCTGAGGATACAGAGGTTGCTAAAGAACTTATTACTCGCTATCACGAACTTCTTAATCACTTACCAATCATTGATAACGGAAATCAAAATGGTGGTGGTAGTGGTGAAGGTAAAACAATTACTGTTCGTATCTATGACCCAAACGGTCATGCAGATAGACCAACACAAGGTGTTGAGTCCTCAAACTCACGCCCTGCAACTAAAGTAGAACAACAACAAGATAGAGACAACTTATCTAAACAAGATAAGGCTGATGAAGGTGTGCAAGTAGTAATTGCTAAAGAACAAACACCGCCACAAAAACAATCACCAGCCGACTCTGCACCAACAACAGAACAACCACAATCACAATCACAATCACCAACAAACGAAAACTCTGATAGTGATGATGAGTTTGACTTTGATGATGATGAGTTTGACTTCAATGATAATGAGTCAGACTCTCCTGTTTCACAATCAGGTGGTAACGGTGTATCAAAAGGAACAACAACTGATGATGAGAAATCACCAACAGATGTTATTCAGACAATGCTTGATGATTTACTAAATGGTCTTTCTAAAGAACTTGACCGTTTATCTATTCAAGCAAATGGCACACCGCTATTAGAAGGTAACAACTCTAAAGAACCTTTGCGAGCAGATTATTCAGAGAAGTCAGTATCTCCTGACTTGTTCTTAGTATCTAAATCTTTCGCAAGAGAATTAGAGCGACTTCGTGCCAAGCATGACCCTGCGTGGAACAAACAAGTAGATAGTGGTCGTTTCAATGTTAATCGCTATCTATCAGGTGACTCGTTTGATACTTTGTTTGATGAGTGGAGTGAAGGTCGTGATGATGTAACTGCTATAGAAGCAGTAATCCTGTTGGATTATTCAGGTTCTATGAGTGGAGACAATGCGACTCATGCTTATCAATCAATGTGGGCAATCAAAAAAGCACTTGAACAAGTAAATGCAAAAACAACTGTTGTTCTCTTTGATGAGGAAGCACGACTTCTTTATCGTGCAGATGAGAAAGCAGGTACAACTGTTCGTGACGGTGGCACAAACGGTGGTACTGACCCTGAGAAGGCGTTGTTGTATGCACAAAATGTTCTCGCTAATTCAGAACAACCAATCAAACTTCTATTCACAATCACAGACGGTATGTGGGGTGAAGCAAAAGTATCTGAGACCGTTGTTCGCACAATGAAGCAATCAGGTGTTGTTACTTGCCAAGCCATGATTAGTGATTATGGAATTGATAAGGAATACCTAGAGAACAATCGTCATGAGTTTGAGTTACTAACTCATGTTCGTACTGCAAAAGATGTACTCACACTTGGTAAGGACTTAGTGCGACTTGCAATCGCACGACAGTTAGTTACCCGATAAGCAACAAGTAGTTTGCCTCTCCTTGTTGCTAAAGAAGGTGTGGCAGATAGCCGTTCCTATCTGCCACACCGCCACAAAAAAACCGCACACAACTTCTAAAGAAATGGATTACAAAAATGAAACTATCTCAACTAAATGTAGGAACTATCTATGGCGTTGTACCTTCATGGGGTTACAACAATTCAAGTGCAAGAGATGTAAATAAGTGTCGTGAAAACGATTTAGTTAAAGCAGAACTTATCTCACTTGATAAGTATGTGTATCAACCTTCTAGTCGTTATCCCGACCAAACTAATTTCAAGTTAGCACCACAAGGAGACCGTTCTGTTGGTGTATTGATGAAAGCAACAGACAATGGAAAGGACTTCTATTGGACAGCACGACTCGCAGACATTGTTGAGGAGTGGTCAAAACTAGAACCTGTTTGGAACGCAAAAAATACTGAACAGGCAGAGCGTGAGCGAATTGAAAACGAAAAGCGTGAGAAAGCAGAAGCGTTTGAGAAAAAAGTCTATGCTCATGCACAGCGTTGCGAACAATCAGTACCAAATGCGATTAAGGACTTAGTAGGTAATCGTGTTGGTGGTGTTCGTGTATCAGTACAAGGTCGTGGAGAAAGTGCGGTATCAGTAGTAACACTTTCTTTAGCAGACATGGAAACACTAATTGAAACCTTCTACGACAAGAAAGAACAGGTGGCATAAATGCAATACACAATCACACTAACGAACGACCAATTAGCACTCGTACTAAAGTCATTGGGTCGTGAGAAATCACGACTCAATGACGGTGGGTTCTATCGTTCTGCTCATGTTGTATCTGACTTACTAACGCACTTCAAGGACAATGCTAAAGAAGGAGTAGAACTTGAAACTTCTAAATAAAATCCGCAACAAAAAATCCGTACAACAACAACTAGAACTGTTTTTAGAACAGGTCTATCTAAAACAAGAAATAGCAGACACAACTATCGCAGGACTAACTTTCCTTCACCCTGATAAAACAGAGTCGGAAATTGTGTTTGCGTATCTCAATACAATCATTGGACTTGTTGATGAAACAGCATTAACTAAGTTTCGTGATGATGTAGTTTCTAAAGCAGATAATAAAGTAGTAGAAGTTAAAGAACTCTATTCCCTATTCCTACAAGGAGAACAAAATGACTACAACTAAATTAACTCGCAGAGGTTGGGTTGTCCTAGTAATTATCCCAACGCTATTACTAGGACTTCTATTTACCTATGCAACTAGAGATGTTTGTTATGTAGGTACTGATAAGCCATACGCTAATTCGTTTGGGTATGGCTCATGCCTAAAGAACATTGATGAAGCAATCAAACAAGGGAGATAACCATGTATGACTTAAATGCACCAAACAAACCACGCACTCGTTACTTTGTAGCAACTACAAGTGACGGACAATTCCATGCAACTCGTTCAAGTATGAGTCGTTTATACACTCACGCAACTATTCAACGACACAAGCATTGGACAGGTGAAAGTGTTGCTTATTGGCACTCACGAAAAGATTTAGGTGAGAGACAACTAAAAGCAACTCAAAAGTATGAGACACCCTACGAACTTGTTGAAACAAAAGAAGTTAATTCAAGAGAGTTTCGTAGAGTTAAAAAAGAACTACAAATAAAAAAACCAGTAACAGAATAAAAATCCGCAACAAAAAATCCGCAAAACCAACCCGAAGGGAAAACCATGACTACCCAAACAAAACACAAGAGAGCAGGTTCTAAAGCAGGTAATCAGTACGGCACTTACAAGGTGCGTACTATCACTAATGCACAAGTCAATTTCTTAAAGAAGTTACTTGAACAAAAAAATCACACCGTTGATGTCTCGTCAATTAACTTTGATGAAATCAATGTTCAATGGGGTACAGAACTCATTGACTCACTTCTCAAATTAGAGGACAAGTTTCAACGACTAGCAAGTGATAGGCAAATTGCTTATGTAACTTCTTTAGCAGACAATCGGGTTGGTGGTGATGTTGTTCTTAACAAGATTAAAAACAGCACACCAACGGCTAAAGAAGTTTCTTTATGGATTGAACAATTAAAGAACTCTCCTTATGCAAGAACAATCACAATCTCAGATACAGGTGCTTATCGTTATCAGGGAATTGTTTATTCAATTCGTAAGGGCAGACAGAGTGGTAATTGGCAAGTGTTCTCACTTAATGCAGATACAAACAAGTGGGAGTACGACGGCAAGGCGTACAAGGTGTTGTACTACTTGCGAGAGTCAGACCGCTTAACACTTAATGAAGCAATAGAAGCAAGTGGGCAGACAGGCTCATGCGTTCATTGTGGATTAACTCTTACAGCGTTGAAGTCTGTTACAGGTGGCATGGGTTCTACTTGTGCCAAGAAGTATTGGAACTAACTATGTCTAAGAGAACAACTGTTACAGAACTTATAGCGCAAATACAAAAGTGGTTTCCTGACCCAAACACTTTAGTTTATTTACCTTCGGGCATAATTTCTAAAGAAAGTTTTGAGGAAACCGCTATCAATTCGTTTGATGAGTTACCTGCTGATTGGTCAATGCCTGACTCATTGTTTGAGGAACTTTGTAATCAAATTGATAATGATGAGCCACTTCACGACAACCTATGGGAGTCCATAACCGACATTGGAACTTCTGTTGTAACAGATTGGCTACACGATACTGCTAAAGAAACCGAACTATGGGAAGGATAGGAAATGAACAACTTTGATAATGAAGCCGATTGGTTATGGGATTACGCAAATGGATTTCGTATTCCATCTCAGTTTGGTTTTAAGATAAATGTAAGTGCTAAAGAAGTTTCACCAAGCAGACAAGATAGTAATTGGTTTAGCGGTGAAGTCATAAGCCTTACTAACAATGCACTCAATCACACAGTATCGGTGTGTGCTGTTGGAGAAATTAAGTTTCAATACACACCCGATTTATCTAAGTTAGACGATTACACAACAGGTTATTCTTTATGGGAATTACCTAGTGAAAAGTTTGCTGATGATAGAGCCGTTGCTAAAGCCATTGATGAAGAAAGACTTAACTTCATTAACAATAATTGGTATGAGTGCTTTGACGAATTAACTGATGAGTGGAAAGAGTGCGTTCATCATGAGATACAAGAAGCACTTGATTGTGCTTTAGAAACTCTATGCCAACACCGCATGACCGAAACTCTGTTAGACCAACTTGATAAAGAACTATGGGAGGCAAAATAATGAAGTATGCACACATAATAATCGGAGTACCTGACGACCAAGAACCACGACAAGTGGCATTGGAATTGTTGGCTGACTTTGATAGTAACAATGAAGTAGAAAGACTAGGACAAATCTATGCTCGTATTGTTGATGTTAATAATACTGAGACACAAACTCTATACATAGCACAGGACGGAAACTTTGGAGACGGACATGACTTGTGCCTTGTTGATACTTCTTTATGGTCTGATGAGGATTGGCAAGCCTTAGAGACTATTGGATTAAGCGATACTTCTTTAGCAGATTTAGGTCTGTCTATTAACGCTGACCCTTCATGCACACCAAGCAAGTTTCTACAAGAGGAGAACTGATGTTAGAAAACAACACCCCCGACACAAAAATTGTTACAGGGGCTAATGGGCAAAAAATTAAGTTAAAGAAACAAGTCATTACTAAAGTACAAAATCACGATTTAGTATTGCCTTACGAAGTAGGTAAAGCACTAAGAGATTTACCTATTGCTGAACGCAAGGCGTATTGCTTACTTCTTGTAGAGGGCAACTGGACTCTGCAAAGTATTGCTAACGAACTGTTTGTTCATAGACAAACGGTGCTTGATTACACAAGGTCTGCGGAAGCAAACAACCCTGATGTACTAGCAAAGGTTTGGGATTTACCTGTTCCTAAACTGCCACGCATTGTTGTATCTGAAAAGTATGTTAGAGACATTGTAGAGATTGACTCAGATGTTCTAAAGCAACTGATTGAACTACAACCAATGGCACAACTTGTTCGTAGCCATAGCCCTAAGTATCGTGAGGAAGCAGAGACTTACACGAAACTACTCGCACAGGAAATTGATAGAGGCGTTACTTCTTATCAACTTTCTAAAGCACTTGGTATCACTATCGGTGCTATCTCGTTTCGTTTAACACGATACGGATACAAGCCACTTGGCACAGGAAAATCAAAAGCGTATAACTCAATCATTGAAAAGAACAGAAAGAAGGAGGCATAAATCATGACCACACTAATTACAAAAAAAGAGTCAGATGTAAGAGTTTGGGGAAGCGTGTCTTTCTCTATTTCAGTTTCACTTTCTGACTTGGAACAAATCGTTATTGATGTTCCTATCTATGAGTGGAGAGGAGGACAAAACAATCTCATAGGAACAGAGAAGGGTCGGTTAGAGGCACTTCACTACGACTTTAAGAGAGATGTTGATGAGCCTATGCGACTTAGCCACATAATCGTAAGAGGGTTTCGTCAAGACAAAAGACTTAAAGCAAGAACAAATCACTTGTACCGAGTCACTAATGAAGTAATCGCTCAAATACCTGATGAGTACCATGACTACGCAAGGAAAGCCTTTGCAGAAAAAATCTCATCAAACAGACAAGAACTACTAACTATGGAAGCAAACGGACTAGAGATAAAGGAGGATAGTTACTAATGCCAAATTGGTGTATGAACAATTTAGAGATTGAAGGAAATCCTAAACAACTTCACAAACTTCTAAAGCAAATTGAAGTTACTAAGAGTGAAGCACAAACTGAACATGATGTAACTAGGTTCTCCTGTAATCAAGTTATCCCACGACCTGCTGACCAAGAGGACAACTGGTATGAGTGGAACACAGCCAACTGGGGAAGCAAATGGGATTTAGGAGACCTTGACTTCTATGTAGATGATTGGGAGGAAGGCATTGTTGGTATGAACTTCTCAACAGCGTGGTCTCCCATTGAACCTGTAATAGAAACACTTGCCAAGAGTTACCCAAAGTTAAGTTTCAGATACCAATTCTATGAAAGTGGGTCTGACTTTTGGGGAAAGATTGATTGGGAGAACGGCAAGCGTATTTTGGAACATGGTGGAGAACTTTCTAAAGCAACTTGTGCGGTTCGTATGAACTTGGAGGGAGATGCCCACCATTGGTGTAATGAGTGTGCAACTTCTTTTACTTGCCCTTCTACAGATGAGGACAGAACTATTGCCTCAGAACTAGAAGGACTTTGTGAGGAGTGCAAGACTTCTTTAGAAGAAGTAGATAGCACTTTATGGGAGGAGACACCTGTTGTTGCCTAGTACCTTCGCCGCCACAAAAATAACCACCACCACCACCAGAACCACCACCGTCACAACGACAACAATGACCGTTGCACAACTTCTAAAGAAAGTAAGCGGTCAGAACCCAAGTGCTGAATTAGTCAAAGCAATAAATGATTTGCTCATGGGAATAAATGCAACTAACCTAGAGTTAAACAACCTAGAGTTAAAAACTAAAGAGGGAGAGCATAATGGCAATTAAACATTACCTAGTGGAATTGGCAACAGAAGTGCCAATCACTATTAACGACAGTAATCTAAAAGATAACTCTATTTATAGAACGGTCTTTGAGGCTACGCAAAAGTACATAGACGATTACATACCAACTGAGGAACAGTTTGTTATGAAAATTGTTGCAGAAGCACCGCATGAGGAGGTAACACATGGCTAAAACCGTTAGCCGAAAAGAAAGAGAACAAATGAGGCGTTCTTTAGAAGCACGAAGGAACACCTTTAAGGTTCTCAGAGAGATGTACCCCGAAGCATGGGAGAAGTTTTACTCACGCAACAGGGATAGAGATGAGGCTCGTAAATTGTTAAGGGCTAATTACCTTAACGACTACAACCGTATCTACGCCCAAATCGCTAATGATTTAGGCATAAACATTAGACACCCCGAACTACTACAGAAACAAGAGGTAAGTCCTATCCAAACACAAGTCCTACCAAACGGCATAGTTATTGCCAAAGCACCTTCCACAGCCCAAGTTGAGTTTGCAAAACTGGGTTACACACTTATTGCTAAAGACCCTATGCCTTCACCAAGTGGCGGAGTGTTCTCATCAATGAGTAAGTTGTTGTTTGCTGACGACCAAGACGGAACTTCTTTAGAAGTTGTTGGTTGTAATAAATGCTTGATGTTGTTTAAGAACCTTCAAGCAACTTCTCATCACATTGGCAGAGTGCATAATGGTAAAACAGGTCGCAGAAAGAAAAAGACCTACAAGAAGCGTACCTATGCTTCAACCCCTATCACTCGTTCTGAGGAGATTGTTCCTCAGGTAACTACAGCACCAATTTTGCCTATGGGTACTGACCCTGTAAAAGCCATTACAGACCTAGTAGCACAAAGGCAGTATTGGGAAGCCCAAGCAAAAGCGTATGAGGAACAACTCAACGCAATTCGTCAAGCCTTCAATGGAACTAACAGACGAGCATGAGAAAAGAACTAATAGAAGGACAACAATTAACCATGCTCTGCCAAACATTGAAAATGACGGCAGAGATGTTTAATAACTTACTAGAACAAGGTTGGAAGCCTGTTGATTTAGAAAAGGCTTCTGATTTCATACAAGGAGTGCAAGTCTCTGCAAAAGCATTACAGGAAATAATGGAACAGCATAAACAGATTATGATTGCTTCCATAGAACTAGAGAGGTGGTAATGGACGGTTGGCTAACTACAAAAGAAGTTTCCGAGAAGTCAGGACTAGGGAGAGACACGCTAAAGACTTATCTAAGCAATAAGTCAATGCCTCAACCCGACCACTACTTTTCCCGAACACCTGTTTGGAAAGAGGAAACAATTAACGAGTGGATAACTACACGCAAGAACAATAAGCAGATACCTTCTAAAGAAGGTTAAAGATTAAGGGGTCAGGTTGCCATAGCGGGCAACTTGACCCCTTTTTTTTGTACCTAAAGTTACTCGCTGGTAGCATTAACAATGAGAGAAGGAGGAAATAATGGCGTATGTCGTTACCCGAAATAAACGGCACACAGGCTATTACCGCAGAGACGGTAAGGTCATAAGTGCTGGAACTTATCCAACAAGGTCTAAAGCCTTGAACTCTGCTCTCATGGCAGAGGAAGGGGCTGTAACCAATAGCCTTGAAATCTCCAAAACCCTAGAAGCCCATGTCCAAGAGTGGCTGACCAACCGAACAGATGTTCGGGTCATAACAAGAAAAACCTACGAAGTTGCGTTAAAGAAGTATGTCTTACCTTCTTTAGGGCAAAGACTTGTTGTGGGCATAACTCGGAGAGATGTAAGACAACTCTTTGAGAAGTTACTCAATTCAGGGGTAAGCCCTTCTACGGTATCTCATGTAAAGATTGCTCTCGGTTCTACTTTCAGACAACTTGTTGAAGAAGATGTAATCGCAGTTAATCCGACGCATGGGGTGAAGGTAAAGACTTCTAAAGCAGACCCAAAGCCTTCTTTAGAGCCTAAAGACTTCAGAAAAATCGTGTCCCACTTGGAGTCAGATGGGGCAAAACTGTTTGCTCAGTTCCTTGTAGCAAGTGGTTGCCGATTTGGAGAAGCAACAGAACTACGAGTCAAAGACTTCAACTTTCAATCTAATGAGGTCTATGTGCGTAGAACTGTAAGTGATGTAGGCAAAGCCTTAAACAATGGAGATAGATTTCTAGTTGTATCCGCCACAAAAAACGGACACAAAAGAACTGTAGTCATTAGTGAAAGCCTTACAAAAAGCGTAAAAGCCTTCATTACAAGCAAAAAATTAAAAAATAATGACCTCTTGTTTGCCAAAGCCTTAGTTGAAACAGGTAAAATAGAGGTAACAGGAAGCCTTACAGAAAGGGGCTCAAAGCCTTACACCGTTGGAAGTAGAGTATTCCAACACGCAACTCCGTACTCGTACAATGTCGGTGGGTGTAGGTGCAACCTGTGTAAATCAGCGGTCAGTAAGTACCGAAAACAATACAGAAAGGACAAACCGAAAGGCAGAGAAAGCCTTAGTCAAAGTCAAAGCCTTGACCAAAGCCATCTCAGTCGGGATAAATGGCGAGCCATTTGGAACGAAGCCATAGAAAAGTCAGGTATTGGTTGGTATCCAAGAACGCACGACCTTAGACACGCAAACGCTACTCAACTGTTAAAGAGCGGAGTAGATGTGCATGAGGTCAAAGAGCGTTTGGGTCATCAGTCAATCACAACGACGGAAAGGTATCTACACCGTATCCGTCACCAGCAATCTTCGGCAGCGAAAGCAGTTGATGATTACTTGGGGAAAGGTGAGAAACTATGAAACTAACAAAACGAGGAAAAAAAGTGGTGGTAATTGCCATCATTACAGTAGCAAGTTCTTTGTTCGGTAGCGGTTTTGCGATTGCTAGAGCATTAGAACAAACCAAAGCGGTAGTTGTACAGCCAGTCCAACTATCCCAATCAACAGTTGAAAAAGCCTTAAAAGTAAGTCCAACACAAAAGTTAGATTTATTGAGACAAAAGCCTCAATTAACAAGACTTGAATTGAAAGCCTTACTCAAAGAGGTCGGGTTTAAGGACAAAGCCTTAAGCCAAGCATGGTCTATCGCTATGCGTGAAAGTCGTGGTCGTTCTATTGCCTTCAACGGTAATGAAGCGACAGGCGACAACTCCTACGGTCTATTCCAAATCAACATGATTGGAAAGATGGGAGACATTCGTAGAGATAAGTTCAGCATGGTGTCTAATGCAATGCTTTTAGACCCTGTAACAAATGCCCAAATTGCTTATTACATGAGCAAGGGTGGAAAAGATTGGTCGGCTTGGAAGGGTATGACCCCAAGAGCCCTAGAATGGCTAAAACATTTTCCTAAAGCATAAGCACTAAGTACAAAGCCCTCCTGCGTTGGTGGTAGGAGGGCTTTGTGCTAGGCTCACATTATGAAAAACCCTCTTGCAAATAAAATTACTTTTTATCCTATGAACGCTCATGTAGCAAAGTTTGTAAAGCCTCCTGTTCCTGCTTCAGAAGCAAACATTCCTGATTGGTACAGGTCAATACCTAAATACGCTCATAACGGAACAGAGTTTCTAAACTATGGGGGCAATCAAAACAACTTAACAGTGAAGTCTTGTTTGCCTATCGTGGATACTTTTACTGCTGGATACATAGTGTCTTTGCCTTTTGATTTACAGATTAAAAGAGACCCCAACGGTAATGCAATTATTACTTGGGCTTTTACAGTTTCAGGTATTCATGAGCCAATTAACAGACAAGACTTTTCTAATTGTGGGTGGAAAAGCCTTGACGGTTATGATGAGTTGCAGTTTAACTGGATGCCTTATTGGTGCATTAAAACCCCTAAAGGTTACAGTTCTCAAATCATTCACCCAACTAATAGAATTGATTTACCTTTCTACACACTCGGCGGAGTTGTAGATACAGACGGTTGGGGAGAAGTTGGAAACCACCCATTTCTTCTAAAGAAAAATTGGGAAGGCATACTTCCTTCTGGAACACCTATTATGCAAATAATTCCGTTTAAGAGAGAGAACTGGTCTGCAAAAGTAGATGTTGATAATGAAGATTACCTTATAAAAATAGGGCAAAGAGACAGCAAGTTAAAGGATTACTACAAAACAACTCATTGGAATAAGAAATCCTACAAATAAACTGATAAACTTTTATCAAGAGCGAAAGGAATAACATGGGAAAGCATCACGACAAGATTGCTAAAGCATTAGAGATTAGAATTGCCAACATGCCTAAAGGGTCAGGATTTAAGAAGCCTGGAAGCATGAACAAGAAAAAGACTGGTTATCATGGAGTAAAAGCCAATAACGCAAAATAGACTTCTAAAGAAAAAGCCCCAATAGCCAAGTGCTGTTGGGGCTTTTTTTGTATCCTGTGTTTATGACTGAAGCAATGCCAACTCGTCACGCTGGTGACCGTTCCTTCCAAAGAGACTTAAACTGGAAGTCTGTACAGCATGTTGTAAAGCATGGAGTAGTTACTCCACAAGACAACGGTATGTTAAAGCATGTTGGTCGGCATAGAGACGACATTGACCATGAATACACTGTTATCACTACGCCACAAAAACAAATTGTTACAGCATGGAAAAACCATTCACCTTATGAAAGAGTGCTTTCAGCCCAAAGAGCAGATGCAACTAAATCAGGAGAAGCAAAAGCCTCTGCTGATACAAGCCGACGCAGACAAAAAGAAGCGTTAGAGCGTAAGAGAGCAAAGTCGGCAGCATCAAGCAACAAACAACCAAAAGGCAAGAAGCCTTAATTACTTTCCTCCCCAACCTCCGCCTTTGAATTGAACGGCAGGTGGAATGAATTGCTTGCTCATTGGGTTTCCACAACGGTCACAAGAAGGTCTGTCTGTTGAGTCAAAGGTTAAGTGAAGTTCAACCACACTTCCTTCGCAGGAGTCGCACTTAAAGTCGTACTTAGGCATTAAGACACAAAGTGCTTTACTAAGAAAGTGATGGCAAGAGCAGTCCATAAAAGATTAAACCAAATGAGTGTTGGCATAGTCTTGATGGTTGCAGACCAAATCAATAGAACGCTTGTGGTAAGTGCAAAGATGTAAAGCCACCAAATAGAAATGCCAAAGAGCAGACCTGGAATGATGATAAGTGCCTTAGTGGTAAAGGCTAAAAACTCAACGGTATTAGGAACATTCCAATACTCCTTTGAGCCCATCTTCTTTAGTGCTGGAAGCCATTGAAAGTGCTTACGCCAACCTCCGCTAAATACTTCTTCGTTTCTTAGGTAGTTAGGGTCTTTAATTAAGTTATTTTTAGTCATTTAATTCTCCTTTTAACTTCTCTTTGGTTTCATTGATGAGTTCCTTCTTTAAAGCCTCTATCTTAAACTGCTCAATAGTTTCTTTATGAGTCATACAAACAGAGGTTGCGTACTTTTGATTTGCTTTTATTTGCCAGTATTGTTCAACAAAGCGTTCAAGCCTATTGTGCTTGGCAGTTGCTAAAACAATGTCTTTATTTACACGCTTTAACCCGTAGCCAACTTCCCACCAGTTCTCGTAGTTAAAGAACTGCTTATCAGGAGTGTTTGGTGGGTCTTCGTATCCAGGCATGTCCTCTTGCCATAGGTTCATTAAGAACTTTACAAATGGCGGTGCGTTATTTAGGTCGTGGAACTTCTCCCAAAACTCTGTGTCTCTTCTTTGACCCATGTAATGGAAATAAATGAAATCTACATTCTGTCTGTTAAAAGAAGAAGCAAAGTCATTGAAGCGGTCACGAGCCATAGGGCTTCTAGTTCCTAAAGAATAAGGATTACCAAAAGCATAAAAGAGTTGGATTGCTGTACCCCAAAGAGCGGTTGCTTCCATAGGTTCAATAAAGCCTGTAGACAAGCCAATAGCAATGCAGTTCTTAATCCAAGTCTCTTTGTAATAACCCGCTTCAAAGTAGAAAGGCTTATCTCTAGGGAAGGTGATGTTCTTACCCTTCATCATCTCTTCAATCTCTGCCTTAGCATCTTCATCAGAGCAAAGATTTCCGTCATACACATAACCACAGCCGTAGCGGTGTTGTAGAGGCACTCTCCACATCCAGCCGTACTTCATTGCAATACCTTCTGAGTATGGAGGAAAGACATCATCCATCTCTAAGAAGAATGGAAGTGCTTTATTGGTTGTAAGAATGTCTTTATGGCTTACCCATTCAGACTTAAAGTGCTTGCCAATAATCAATCGTGCTAAGCCTGTGCAGTCAAAGAAGAAGTCTGCGTCATGCTTTGAGCCATCTGTAAGATTTACGGCAAGAATGTTGCCTTCTTCATCAGAGTCAAACTGGTCAGTAATTGTTCCAACAATTCTGATACAGCCTCTTTCTATAGCAACTTCTCTAAGGAACTTAGTAAGCATTTGTGCGTCAAAGTGGATAGCGTACAAAGCGTGAGTGATTGCTTTGTCATTGACGACAGTAAATGGGGTTTTACCTGCTTCAGAGATTAAAGAGTGAAAGTTTGCTTCTTTAGAATGTAGGTCGTGCATTACATCCATAGCGTGATAGACGTTGTACTTTCTAAAGGTAGCCCCACCTAAGAAGTTAGAGTGATGGACAGTTATGTTTTCTGCCAAAGGTACAAAGTTGTGGTGGTAGTAGTCGCCATCGCCATTAAAGTTCGTGAACTTAACGCCGTTTTTAATGGTTGCACCTGTTTTAGCAACAATGTCTGAAATTGGGATTTGCAAAATTTCGAAGAGTTGAACGAGTGGTGGGGTTGTTCCTTCACCCGCACCAATCGCCCCAATAACATCGGATTCAATAACTGTGACCTCTGCATCAGGAACGGCAAACTTTGCCATCAACGCAGAAATCCAGCCTGAAGTACCGCCACCTATGACCGTAATCTTCTTTAACAAATTGTGTTCCATGTGACTATCCTACTGATTGTCTTTAATAAGTTTGACTTCACACGCATCGGTTGTGCAATAAGCCTCACCAATAGCATCTGATGCCATACCAGCATACACCCCTGAGAAATCAATAGGGAAAAGAGTCATGCGACCTTCTTCGTATTCTTCAGCCGTAATCTGTGTGTAAGGCATCTGAGGGTAAGTCATGTTGCCCATAGGTAAAAACGAAATAGTCTTTAACTGACCGTCGTGCATGTGAAGGATAGAAGCAATAGAGTCTGCTTCCTTCTCAGGGTCAAAGGTCACAGTTACAGATACAGAGTTATCTGACCAATAGCGTTGAGTTACAACTGCTAAAGAAACCTTCTCATGGACAGATACTTCCTTTTCGGCTCTCTTAGCATTAGTCTCAATCGGGAAAAACACAACAGAAGTTGTCTCAGGAGATTCAGAGGCAGGTTCAACTCTGTAATTAGCCATTCTGAAAAGTGGCAGCATAGGGTCAGAGTTTGCAAAGCGGATTGCTCTGTTAAAGAACTTACCGCCTGATGCCCAGTGGACTCCAGGAGATTCACCAGCAAGAATAGACACCGTTCCTGAAGGCTTAACTGTGGTCATCTTGATTGATTGACGAATACCAAGCCACTCAGAGTAAGACTCGTCATAAGCCTTAACTGTTGCGTAGCCTTCGTTAAGCCAGTCACGAAGAACTGTCCAACCATTGTTATCTGCAAAGTTTGCAATGCCTGAAATAGAAGTTCCAATGCGACGATTGCGTTGCATGATGGCGTTAGTTTCTTCCCAGTGGGTAGGCAAGAGAGTTACAGTCTTGGCATAAAGGTAAGCAAACTTAAGGGTTCGCTTGAAGTCATCTAAATCTTTGTGGCGGTTGAGGTAAGTCTCTACCAGTGTGCAACACTCAAAGGACTCAAGGCTTTGTTCTGCACAAGGGTTGTACCCCGCAACACGCCAATCTTTGTTATTAGGTGGGTCAATGAGACGACCGTATTTGCGTGATACATCCATCCACACAACTCCAGGCTCACCATTACGAACAATGCCGTCAATAATTTTTGAGAAGTCTGAACCAACTTTTGCTTCTACAGAGTTATTACTCATCCATGCCCATCCTGGATTCTTAGGGTCATAGGAGTTACGCTCAGGATAGACCTCTGCGTTCTTTAGGTTTAAGAAATCTTCGTCATCAATACGCCCAATAAGAAGTTCTGCGGAACGACGGACGTTGCCTGAAACAACACAGACTCCAATAAGGTTACCAATGTCAGCCAAGTCTCGTCTAGTGACCTTGTCTCCAGAGCGACCAGAGAACAACTTTACAATGTAGTCGTGCAACTTCTTTAGAGGTTCATGACCCGCTGCCGTACCGCCAAATATTTTGATGGGAGCACCTGCTGGACGGATTAAAGAGTAATCAAAGCGTTGCATAGGTTGTTCAGGCTTTAGGTAAGAGTTTATTAAAGAAGTTACAGACTCAACCCATCCTTCTCTAGTGTCAGGAATAACTGTTGTTTCTTCTTCAGCCTTTGGCTCGTAAATAGAAAAATCTTTATCAGCACCTTTGTCATCGAAGCCAACACCCACGCCTAGCATTGATGCTTCCATTAAGAAAGCAAAAGGTTTAGCAGGGTTGTTCTTGGTCATTTCCATTGTAGAAACAAATGCACAATTCTGTAATGCTGCGGAGTTACGTTGTTCATTAACTAAAGGAGTTCCCATAACCCAAAGACCTCTACCAGGTGGAGTCCACTTCAATTCAAAGAGTCGGTCAAATGCTTCTTTAGCAGAAGCCTGAGCCTTTGAATCATTCCAAGGAAGACGTTGTGATTTAGCGTGGTCTTTTTGCAAAGAGTACATGCCGTTAATAACACGCTCACAAACATCTACCCATGTTTCTTTAGTGCCGTCTTCTTTTAAACGTGAGTATGTTCTTAAGAAAGTAATTTCACCAACAGAGTTTCCTGCTGCATCTCTGTATCCAAAAGGTGCTTTTTTAGAACGATATCCCGCAACAAAATCTTCGGTTAATCGGAATGAGAAAAGAGACATAAATAGCCTTTCGGGTTGTTGTGGGAGAAAACGTATTGTTCCGTACTGGTAATGCTCATGCACCTGATAACTAGAGGCAAGTATTAGTTATAGGTCTTTTTTATCCACCATTGGGTTTTATAAGAACGGTCTATTTTGCCCAAAAACTTACGTTGTTCTTTTAATGAGGTTTCTTCGTTATAAGGCACAATTTCAGATGTCCAAGCCTCTCGTTTAATAGGGATTATTTGTGCAACTGGAGTTCCTCGTTCAATAATGCCTTCAAAGTCTTCTTTTAAAATAAAAGGAAATTGCACTGGCTGAGTATAAGCGTCTGTGTCCACTATTCCGCTAAAGGTTAGAAATGGAAGGTCATATCGATTTGTGGGGTGAGTAAAAAAAGCACTAAATCCTGAATCGGTATTAATAGACCATTCGTTATTCCATTTAAAAACCCTCTGGACAAATCCTTGTGGAATAGGTAACAAAGGATGTTGGCTAGGGTTATGGTCAGAGATTATTTCTGTGGTTGTTCTCCACTTAACGGTTGGAATTCCAGCCATGTTGCGAGTTACCTCTAGGTCATCGGCTAAGACGTAGGAATATCCAGCAGATAGGGCATCTAAAAAAGGGCTACATCTCTTAATTGTAGAGTTCCAAGATTTAGCCCTAGTGTCTTGATTGATAAATTGAGGTGTTTCTTTGTACCACTCAGGTACTACTTTGGAGGCTGGAGTTGGTGCGTCAAACTGAATATGGGTCAGTTTTGAGTCTGCTGTAAACCGTATCTTTTTCATCTGATTCTCCTCTGTAGTGTTCCATGTCCTATAGCCCCTTGTTATCAGATACTACTCTAGGCTTTGTTGAATGATTTTGGTGGTCTCTGCTTCGCTTAAACCTCCGTTTGGAAGGTCTCTTAAAGCCTGTGCTCTGTCACCAAAAATGGCTGAAAGTACCCCGCCTGAAGACTGACGTTCAGCGGTAATCCTAATGAATTCTCTGTTTTCTTCCAACTCTTTCATGCCCTTAACCAACTTGAAAAGGCGGTCAATTTCCTGTGAAGTGTTGGGGTCAGGGTAGCCTCCATTGAGTTCTTCAGCAAAGCGAGAGAACGCAACTCTTGCTCCTTGCATCTCAATAACGGTGTTTAATAAGGCTTTTAGTTGGTCTTTGGTTTGAACTGCTACAGGCAAATTGAAAGCACAAGCACTCTGGGGTTTGAAGGCTGGGCAGTTGGCAGCGACAAAGCAAGTGTCGCATTGACGCAAAGAAGCACCCGTAGTCTGTACCAATGGAACGTCTTTTAGGATGTCGTTTCCATTTTCATCAGTGTCCACAATGGTCTTCATTTGGTAGCCAAAGACAGGCAGGTTCATTACCTCATCAGGTTCTCTTGGAAGCAGTTTTTTAGGCTCTTCTACGTCAGAAACTTTCCGCATGTCAAGGTCACTGTTATCAGAACCTACCCCCATAGTTTCCGCAAAAGTACTGAGTAGGGGGGTCTCAGTGTTATCAGATAATAAGGGGTCATTTCCGCCTTCGATAATGTGTAAATCAGGGCGTTTCTTATCCATTGACTTCTCCAACTGTTGATATGACCAGACCGCAACCTTAGCGGATTCCACGTTATCGTTCTCTAGAAACTTTACAAAGTCCAGACCAGCCTTCTCAACAACAGACTTGTAACGGGGTCTGGCTTGAGCCATCATCTTTTTAGGGTAACGAACAATCTGCTTGTTATCCCAAATAATGGTCTCCCCATTTCTCATTGGGCTAAGCCACGAAAGGGTGGTTGAAGAGGCAAACGGTATCTGCCGTAGGTTGTCTGGCTTGGCTGAGCCTAAGGCATGAAACTTTGTTCCTTGCTGGGCTACAAGGGCTCTGGTGACCCCTGAGAGACTCGTACAGGCTTCAATAGAGGCGTGGGGTATGGCTACGTTTTGATAGGCAGTAGCCCACTTTCTAAGGGTTGGAAGACCATAGGACTCGTGCCATACGACCCACAATTTTGGGTCATGCTCGTAGGAGGCTCTTTCCTGAAGTACCCAGTCCAACCCCATTACTTGAGAGTCTACTTCTGTAAACCCTGTGACCCTGGTCAGGTTGTTTGCAACAAACTCTTGGTATTCGGCTGCAAAAGAAGTTATTTCTTCTTTAGAAGCCCCAGACCCCTCTAATTGATGAATGCCGCTGTCCAGGACAACTGCAGTATCTTCTGTGAAATGCTCAGAGATAAGCCATAACTTATTCTTTGGCAAATACCGTTTTTTAAGTCCGTAAAAAGATAGACCCATAACCTTTACGCCCATACCTTCTAAAAGGGTGCGGTTACTCCCTACCTCAGTTCCTCCATAAACAATTTTCATAGGGCCCTATTCAAAGTTAAATAAAGGGGCATCTGCTTTAGCAGCATCTTTGGACCTCTTTATGTTTCGTTGAGTAATAACTTCTTCTATAGAACTCCAAGAACGCATTTTGGTAGGTGCGTCTGGTCTGTTCTCAACCAACATTGTGTCTGGGTGTGCCAGTACTAAAGAAGGTAGACCTTTTTCAAATGCCCAAGCCGCTAACTCAGGGTCACCAGTAACAAGCAGTTCAACCTGTTGACGTGACCGTGCAATGGTGATTTGTCTTTGAGATAGGTCTTCACCAAGAATGTCGTAAGAGTTATCTATCAGTTCGTCATACCCAATAAACCCATTTACGTTCAACCAATGCTCTGCATCCTTTTTAGCCCAAGATGTAAATATGGCGACTCTGTGTGCTGGTTTAAATCCGTAATAAACCATAGCCCCAACACGACTTGGCTCTTGCTTATTGGTGTTCGAACTTAGTACGCCTTCTAATGCTACGAGTATGTTCACTAAATCCCTATCTTCCCGCCCTATACATTGCTGCTCTACGAATAAGTGTCTGTGTATCTGGAAGAGTAACTCCGTAAGTTTCCGCTTCAGTAGTTTCTTTAAACGAGTCTAAATAATCTTTTAACATTCTTAAAGCAGCGACTGTGCCTAGTCGTTTTCCTGCTTGCCAACGATAGTTGTAAAAATCTCCGTAACCTTCGCCTGTCTGTGAAAACGCTTTTTTTCTACTGCTGTGGATGTCTTCCCATAGTGCTGCACCCTGTTCTAAAGCAGTTAGCAGTTGATACTCAGCGTTTCTTCTAGAAGCAGGGTTCTGAGCAGATTCTAAAGCAACTGTTGCGTTTGAATAACGTGACACAATTTCAATTGCTTTTTGGTGGTCACGTTGTGCTGCCATTTCCCATGCAGGAGTATTTTTAGCACGAGCCTCTGGGTCTGGGTGAACAGTCCATTCGTTATCAGTAATGTTGTAAGCAGCGTAAGGCTTAATAACCCGAATGTCTGTTGCACCTGGGTTTACATAGAAAGTAACTTCAAACCCTTCCCAATTTTTGGTGTTAGGCATTAGCCCTTCACGGAAATCTTCGTTTAACATTTTGCTTACTTCAACGTCTGTTAATCCCATGTAGTCGGGGTGAGTCCTACGGAAAGTTTGGTAGTCAACGCCAATTAAGACATCAAGGTCTCCTGGTTCACGTTGAACTTTCCATTGATAGGAAACAGCAGAACCTGCTAACCAAGTGGTACACCATGCTTGTGGTGTTTGATATGTCTTGCTTAAAAACTCATACAACATTCTTAAGAGGCTGTTACGTACCCACGGCTTTATCTTTTCACCGTCAAATAAAACAGGGTCAAGTGTTTTTTCTGGTTCGCTAAAATAAGAAGTGGTTGACTCTGCCAAAGTGACTGAGCCAACCACTTGACGTAATCTGTCGTTGCGGTTATTTAGCATTCCTTAAGTTTACTCGTCATCTTCCTCTGTGAATGGCTTGATGACTCGTTTTTTCATAGGACGTGATGCTTCTTTATCAACAGATGGGGGATTAACATACCCACACACTGTATGAGCCGAAGTAAACCTATGAGTGAGATGCCAAATTTGCTCGCTATCTTTGTCGTCACCAGCAATGGACAGTGAACTTTCACACCCACCGCATGACATCTCAATATGCATGATTACTCCTCTACAACCTCAATAGGTACTTCTACAGGGTCTGTAGAAAATGAAACAGTCTTACCTGCTGATGCGTCAAACTCTACTCCACGCTCTTGAAGAGCAGCAGACATACGCTCTTGGATAGTCATTTCACGTTGTGACATGGCGTTCATTACTCCTGAAATAACACGGTCAGCAAGAAGTTGTGCCTCAATGTCTGCAACAATCTCTTTACATACCTTGTAAATATCAAAAGTAGATGCAACACGCTCATTAGTAATACCTTCAGGAAGTTCCTTATAGGTCTGAATGTTGCCGTCTTTTTCTACAGCAACTACAAAATAGAATTCATTTTCCATATTAATCGTACATTCCCATCAGTTGTCGTTTACGTTGCACTACCTTAGCGTGAATTGGGCAGAAATGACAGAGGTAGTTCTTTGGACCGCCTATTTCTGTGGACATACCCAATTCTTTTCTTTCTTTAAGGGTGTCTGGAATTAGTTGTTTGCCATCTGACTGATAATCACCACAAGTATCTTGTGGTTTGTTATGGCTCTTCCAGCAACTTAATGCGTCTTCACCAAATTGACTCTTTGTGTCATAGAAAGAATCATCAATTTCAGCAAGACCTTTTGAACCTCCGCCTTTTAATTGACGAATAACGTCTTTACGGGCTTCGGTATTCATCCATACTTTTAGAGGCACAATGAAAAGAAGGCCCTTGTGTTCTTCACCTGACGGAAACTTATGTTTCTGACATGCAATTTGCAGTAGATGGTCTTCTTCTGGTCTACCTTTAAAGGGCGGCAACTCTTCAATAGAGGAACAAACCATGCAATGCAACAAACGCAATACAGGGCCTGAGTTGTGGTCTTCTGGTTGACGGGACCCCAATAGAGGGATATTCGACATATTGTGCTCCTTGAGTTGGTACTACCAGCCTAGCAGATTAAATTATGAGTTCCAAAGTTGTTGGTCGTTGGCTTCTTGCTTTGCTTTACGCTTAGCAGCACGTTCGTCCATCTTAATTTCACGACCGCTCTTAACGCCAATGGCACGTCGAACAATTGACTGGTGCTTAGCGGTTGTAGGGCTGTGTGATACGTCTGGATAGTGCCAGCCTTCTTCATGGTGTACAGCAATTGGTGTGTTGTAAGAATTGACTGTGTAGTCGGGATTCTTTAACGCCTTTATATGCTCACCAAACTGAGTTCCGCTTAACCAACCATGTGAACGAGGAGCACCTGCGTGTCCTTCCATGTTTGAACCTGAAAAAGGCTCACGTGCTGAGATAAGTGGACCAGCACTGCTATTAGCAACTTTTTTTGCCATCTTACTTACCTGGATTCACCATGTTTGGATGTTCAGTTGTTGTAAATCCATAGTTAAAGAATGGGTGTAGTGCTTGACGATTGTCAAGAGTCTCTTCTGAACCAGCACCAGCAATAACTTCAGTGTCTGGACGAGCCTTACGGTACTTACCGTCTGTTGCTCCGTCATTAAGTGACTTGTTCATTGAACGTGATGAGTTAACAGCCATGGTTACTTCGCTTTCTTCTTTGGGTTTGCTTGCATTGGTGCTGTATCTGTTAAACGAAATTTGGCAGGGTCGGCAGAAACTCGCTTTGCTGCTGTCTTGTAATTTTTTGCTCTAGCGTATGGGTCAGCACCTGCTTCCCAACCAGCATTACGTGCCTCATTGCGTACAGCAGCACGTTCATCTTGACCAGCAGTGTTCCACTTATCAGTACGTGCAGGACCACCTGAGCGTAGTGTGCCTTGTTTAGCCATGGCAGCAATGTTCTTTTTTGTTTCCATGCTTTGGGCTTTCTTAGCCTTGCGACGGTCATTCCATGAAATCATAATTATTCTCCTTGCGGTCTGTTAGCATCACGACGCTTTTGACGTTCATCTGCAGCGGTCTTGATGATAGAAAGTCTACTCTTTAAGGCGGTATCTACTGCTGCTAAACCCGCAGTACTTTTTTCTGAAGGGTTGTGAACTAGGTCTTTTGCCATGCCCAAAATGCCGTGAATATGTGGGCTCATTTGACCTAAAGTGGCATGAACCATGTTGAACTCTTCGTGATGTTGGTGGTAGTCAGCAGTTCCATGAGTTTCACTCATACGACCTAGTAAAACTTGAGCGTGAGAGGTCAACGCTTTAATTTGTGGGTAGGTACCCGCTGCTGCACCTTGTCTAATAGCACGTGGTCCACGACCAACAACTCCAGGAGTACCAGGAATTGCTGTGCTCTTTTTTGGAGCCTCTGGACCAACGGTTGGAAGAACTGTAGTACGGGCTGCTTTAGCATCTTCTTTAGTAACTCGACGAAGTTTTCCGTCTTCACCTTTTTGAATTGTTCCTACACGAGGTGTGACAATTTTTCCTGTTTTTTTATCTAATGGTTTTCCTGAACGAGTTGTTTTTCTAGGACTCATGCCATTCTGTCCTTTAATCTTTTAGCGTTACGGGATGCAAAACATTGAGGGCACATACCCTTACTGTACATGGCGGAAACAGGGTCCATAATTAAACCGCAACCAGAACAAGGGTGAGACCCGTTGTACTTCATTGCGTTGTCTACCACAGTCTTTGCTTGCATATCTAGCGTGTAACTGCCGCCTTCAATATCCATTAATTGGCTCCTAAATCATTGCGTGATGACCCTGAGTATCCGCCGACTCCACCTGAGAACCAACCAACTCGTGGTTCTACATAGTTACGGTCAATAGAAACTATGTCATCAATACCAAACATTTTACGGTTATATCCGTACTTTTCTGGAAATAGTCTAATTTGAGGCAAGGGTGGACGCACCATTTTCTGAATATCTGCTCCAGGAATGTTCATAACCATAAGTGCTTGAGAAGTTAGTCTTTCCATATTGCTTGACCATGGTCCGTTATATTGATAACGCTTTGCTACTTGGTCTGGCTGAAACGGAGGACGCTTGTTCCAAGGCTTGGTATGGTCGTAACGACCGTCTGGTTTTTGGGTCACTTTATCTCCAGTTCGGACGCATATTAACTAAACGTGAGTTGTCTTTCTTTGCGTAAATTACGCCAGGTTCGTCAGCACGTAGATTTGCTTTACCGTCGTTTACTAAATGTGGAGCAGGAGTTAGTTCAACTTCTGGTCTGTTTCTTTCTGAAAAATATACAACCACACCTCTAGAGGCATCCATTTGTGATTTCATTTGTCGTGAGATTCCACGGGTAGGTTGTAATTCTGAGGGCCAGTAGTACATAGAAGGCTCAATACGTTCGCCTTTGTGCACACCACGCTGGTACGCTTTTTTATTAACATTGTTTTTAATTGAATCTAACAAACGGTCATCACGACGACGAGTTGTTAGAGTTCCTAAATATCCGTCTGGGTATTCTGCAGAAGGTACACGACCAACACCTAAGCGTTGAAAATCTAAGTTAGAACGAACGGCAGGTCCACCGTAGTCTCCTTGGTTGTTATAGCCATTTAGACCACCAGCACCTAAGGATTGCCAGTCTTGGTTAGGAGTTAGGTTAGCCATTAGGTTTGCTTCTTATTTGGGTCGTATTTTTTATTTTTAATTTCGCCTTTTTTCATACTGAACAACGCCATTTCATTACGAGATTCCATTGTCTTTTTGGCTTCTCCTAAATCTGTATAACCACGAGATGCGTCAATATAAACACCTTCTTTTGGATTGTCTTGGTTTACCCAAGACCCCATGTTTACAGACTTTTGTCCGCCTGTTGCTTTTTGAATTCTCATACGATGTTGAAGTGCTTGCAATGGGGTTACTCCAGGAGAAGTTTTTCCTTTATCAATCATCTTTGTTTTAATACGCTTGCCTTTAACATCCTTTTCTCCACCAACAAAATGTAGGTCGTCTTTAGGAGTAGCAATGTTTCCAGTGTTTACGTCCATAGACGCTCCACCTTTTGTAGCAGTAGCGTGAGAAAACAACACAGCACTGAGAACGGGGTGGGTGGTGTTACTAGGCTTAAGTGCCTCAGAAATACGCTCTTGAGTCAGAGCACGGAAGGCTTCACGCTTTTTTGACATAGGTAAATGATGGGCTGCTTCTGCTAGGATGTCAGCATGAACCAGCCCACCATTACTATAAACGGAGTTTTAGGCAATCCGTTGCAATTTATAACCTATTGCCATGAATGTAACAAAGAATTTGGGAACCCTGGATTTATGGAAGATGCTAAACGAGAGAAGTATCGCCACCTAGATTGGCATAAAATTCAACACCTTGATACAGAGCAGCACCTTCAATAATATGTACCAGTTCAACTGAGAAACGACCTGTTTCTTCGTTGTACCAAACAACTGCAATACCTTGCTGCCAGTTCTCCCAATGTTTTCCAGGCTTACCGTCTGCACTAACACCTGAGTTAACTGACGGAACGGCACCATCTACACGACACAAACATCCTGGAGATACAGCAACGCTACGAATTGGACCGTCTTGGTCGTAAGTAGTTCTGTACTGCAATTCTTGACGATGAACGTGTCCAAAAATAGTTGATAAATGTGGCGTGTCATTTGTGTACGCTGCAGCAGTTGACCCGTTGCTTCGTACCTTAGTTCCGTGCATTGCACGTAAGTACTTGCCTAACCAAATCTGTGAATCTAATGATGGGTACTTGTCATAAAACTCGACGTTTAGTTCTTTTAGACACAGCAAGTTTTGAACACTTAGTACTGGGTCTCCATCTACATCATCTGCCTTCTTTAGTCCATAAGAGGCTTTTCCGTTACGAAATGCGTAAAGACTTAAGCGGTCATCGTGGTTGCCTTCTAAAAGAGCAATACGAGCATCTGGAGCAATAGAACGCTGCTTTGCAAGAAACTCGTATCCGTAATTAATCGCTAACTGTGTTGTATTACCAAACGAAGGCTCTTGTGCAAACCTAGAGTGTTCAGGCAAATCTAAAAAATCGCCAAGATTGATGATGTCGTCAACACCGTATTTTTCTTGGATAAACGCTGTCATTTGAAGTGCAACGTCAATTGCGGCTAAATCGTGAAATGGGTCAAGTGTTCCGTCTTCATAACGACGGTAACCAATTTGTGGGTCAGGAAGAATAACTGCACACTTTAATTTTGTTTGTGTTTTATCGTGACGAGTTGGTGTCCATCCAAGGTTTACCTGTACTGGGTCTGCCTGTCTTACTGGCTCATACCCTTCCCATGCAGGGTGAATTACATACTTGTAACCTTCAAGGTCATGAACTGTTGCGTTGCCTTCTTCATCTTTCGTAACAGTTTGATAAGTAGAAACACTTACCTTAGATATTCTCCCCATGTCATTTGGGTCAAATCCTTGTTTTTCTAGCAGTTCTTTAACTTTATTTTGCGTAACAATGTCCGCAACTTCTTGTTGAAATTCATCACTTAACGACATGCACAGTTCCCCTTTAGGTGGTTACGTATAGTGTCACGACTAATATTTGTCATGCTTTGAAACTTTAAACCGATTTTTGCATAATTTGGTTTAACAACATCATCATGATTTGCCTTTAGCCAAACAGCAACTTGTGAACGATGTTCAGGAGATAGAAACTCTAACCAGTCACCAAAACGGCAACGCTTTTTTTCTGGGACATCAAATGGGGTTGTAAAGAACGCATCAAACTGTTCTTCGGTAGGATATTCGAACTTAGACACGGGTAGCCCTTCGTAGAGAATTCATTTACTAAATAGTACACGAAATTCTCTACGAAACGGCTACGACACGCAAATATCTATTCTTTAATTGGTCTAGAAGAACCGCCGTCATCCCACTTATAAAACGAACCAGAAGTTTGTTTTGATAATGGTTGTGGTGTTCCGTAAGGGTTTGAATCATTACTCCACGCAGTGCGAGCCGATGCTGTTGAAAGGTTGCTAGAACCTAGAGGCTTCGGAGAAGCATATCCCTCATAACGGTACGGCTTCATATTTCCGCCTTGTGCGGAAGATAACGCATTGCTGCTCATGGATTAATCCGTTGAGTCAGAAGCACCAGAGTTCATGTTTGCACGTGAACCCATTACGCTTTTAACAATACGAGCACTACGCATTGTTGCCGCAGCCTCTGGAGAGGACACGCTGAACTTTGCGGTTACTTTGTATGCAGCACCCATACGCTCTGAACCACCAGGTGAAGTTACGTTTGAACGATTCTTCTTTGTACCCATTGCAGTTGGGTCTCCTGCTTGTGTGTTCTTCTTTGGAACTAGTGTTCCTTTTACAGCACCAACAGCAAGGCTTGCACTTCCTTGAGTAATGTGTTGTTCAATTACGCTTGGAACATCTACTGATGTTTTTTTGCCTGCACCAGCAATGTGGTTACTGGCTGCTCCTGCACGACGACGCATAGCATGTCCCATATCTCTATAGTCTGACATATTAACTCCTTATTGCCCTTGGTCTAAGAATATTCTTTTTTTAACTGGCTTGAATGCTAAAGACGATGGCAGAAATCTCACCATCACGGCTCTCAATGGTTGTAAACCCTGGTTTGCAGGTTAGGTCTAGTCCACGAGGGGCTACATAACCACGAGCAATTGCTAGGGCTTTTACTGCTTGATTTACTGCTCCTGCTCCAACAGCACGAAGTTTTACCTGTCCTCCAGCGTAAAGAGCGTGTGCGATTGCTGAAGCAACGCTTTGTGGGTTGCTACCAGCACTTACTCGTAAAAAATCTTCCTCAGAAGATGCTTTGTTAATTTCAGTCACGATTTATTATCCCTTTGTTATGATTTGTAATGCCCACCTGACTATAAAGGTAGGGATAAACCACGCATAAATCAGCCTAAACGTTTCTCATCTCTATATTTTGGGTCAGCCATTTGTTTAATAACAGCCTTTTCTACGGCATCTATACCAAGTCCTGAGACTAGACGGGCTAAAGCATAGGAATCAGCAGCATTATCATCGCTAAATTCCACGCCCCAGCGTTTGTACATTTGCATCAACATCTCTTGTTTTTTGGCGTTTCCTTTACCCGCAGCAAATTTCTTTAAAGTCATTGGGGATACTTGGAGTGGAAATATCTTGTCTCTTTCGTATAACTCTAGTTTAACAATGGCTGCTAACTCTCCTAGTTTTAATGCAGCAGGGGATTGCAGAACGCTACCTTCTATAGCAACATCAATTATTTCAGCGTTTAATTCTTGAACATAATCAAGAGTGTCTCCTATCCACTCTTTAATATCAACCAAACGCTCTATACCGAAATAAGGAGATTTATAAACCCATGTTTGATATTGCTTTGGGTCTACAGAAGAAAGAGCAGTTAAACCAAAACCTGTTAACGATTGGTCGATTCCTATGTATACGTTGTCTTTTCGGGTAAGACCGTTATCAAAGACCTTTGTGCTCATGTATTCGTTTTACTAAAAAGTGCAGTGCTTCTACAGAAGCATCGTTGTTAAGAACGTGGTCAAATTCAAATCTATCTAAATCTGTTTCTGAAATATGTGTGTTTACAGCGGATACTCCTGGTCGATTTACTCGCCAAACTTGACCGCCTTCACTATGAATCATGTTTGCTTCGTTATAAAACCTAACATCGGCAATCACGTAGTTTGCATCTCTGTTAGTCATTTCATGAAAGGCTGCTGCAATCCAAACACGCTCATCAATAACACGACGAGCACTAAACCCCAAAGATTGCAAAAGATTTCTGACTTCTGGGTTTTGTTTAGTTACGTCCCAACCATACTCATCAACCATATCAACTAATCTGTTGCTTCCAATCAAAGGATTCATTGAGTAGAGCACGTTCCTAATAGGGTCAGCAAATGCTATTCTCTTATAGTCATACTCTTTAACTAAGTACTCAGCAACGGTGTCCTTACCAGATTGAGCATACCCAGACAAACCAATAATCATGACGAGAACTTATCCTTTCGCATTGCACGGAAATCTGATGAACGTCTAGTAATTTCACGAGAAACTAAAGCACTGTCACGTTCTAAGTTGTAAAACATAACCTCAATCATTTTGCGATAAGCGTAAACTTCTTCCACTTTATCTGCCAAACCTAAAATCTTTGGGTCTATTGCTACCTCTGCTTTAATTGCAGTAATTCTTTCTCCAGTTGTTTTTTGCCCCATACGAGTAACCATAATTCGAGCCGATGCTGAATCAAGGGCTTTTTCTGCTGCACGTTCATCAATCTGTGCTGCAGATAACTGGGTTGCAATGTAGTTAGACCAAGCAGTCAAACTACTAAATAAGTGACTTAACTCTTCACCATCAAGGTCTGTAAGTTCTCTAGGCATAGTAGGAAACTCTGATTGTTTTGCTGCGTGAAAGAACCCTTGCTCTGTCAAAGTGTCTACTGCTTTCTGTGAGGCCTCTCCAAATTTAAGCATTACTCTCTCCAAACTGGTTGCATTGTTTACATCCTAGTGCACCATTGTTGCTGCACTCGATAGGCGTATCAGATTTAAAAGCATCCACTACAAGTTGTGCCTTTTCAAATATAGGCTCTACAAACTCGTAATCTGCTTTTATAGTAAATTCACGATAATCTTGGTCAGCCTTAAGTTCGTAAATAAACACGATTTCTTTAGGAGCATCATCACCAAATAGTCTTTTGGCTAACTCTAAGTACATCTGACCTTGCAAAATGTGTGTTCTAAATGGGCGACGAATACTTCTCCAGGCTTTGGTTAAATCTCCGTCAGCCTTAGCAAGTAATTCGGGTGCTTCAAACCTAAGGGTTCCTGCACCAATGGATTTGATTTCAATTAAACAATCATCTCCAATACCTTTAATCCAACCATCAGCATGACCAGCAATCATTAATTCTGGAAGAACTAAAGGCACTTCTTTATAGTCAACGCTTTTGTGTACGTCTGTAGCAACAGCCCAAGAAATACCAGTTGAGTCACCCCAAGTACCGTACAACACACCCATTTCTCTAAACCAATTTTGCCATTTAGCGTGAATGCTGTGGCCCTCATCAAAAATAGATTGCAAACGAAGGTTGGGTTTATCTTTCTTTACCTCTGCACCTTTTAGTGCAAAATAAGAGGCTCTTAGACACCAATCAGATTTAACCATTTCAGAAGGATGCAACACAGTTGTTAACCGTTTTTCTGGTGGTCGAGACATCAAGTGTCGCTCAATGTCACCAATCAACCTAGGGTTGCTTTTTTTAGCATCTAAGAACTTCTTTAAGTCTGTCATTCCGTATCCAATCTCATGATGAACTCTTTTAGAGTCATCGTCTTTTTGTAAGACTTTTTCCATTTACGTATCTGAGCATTTCTTTCACGATGTGAAAGTCCTCCCCAAATACCGTGGGGTTCATCTCTTTCTACAGCATCCCACAGACATTGTTGTCTTACTGGACACGGTGATTTGCCATTTTCACCAAAACAGAAGGACTTAGCCCTATCTGCAATAACTGAGTATAAATCTTTATCACGAGGTGGGTAAAAGGTGTCAGTGTCCTCTCCTTTACACTTTGCCTTGTACCGCCAAGCATACGACGGTTCATACATAAATTACGATTCCTTTTCAAGAGTCTCTCTCATTTCTAGGTAATCGTCTTCAAGGAGAACCACGTAGTTCTCCCCATCTAGGTGTAGACCGAGTATCGGGGTACGGCTGTCTAGTATTGCCTCTCTTGTTATCTTCTTTAGAACATCTGACTTAATAGTGACTTGCTTTTTACCTGTCCACTTATGTTCAATCAGTAAGTCTTTAGAACGGACATCTCCCTTTCTTGACCAAAAGGCTCCAGAAGCAGCAGTACGAGAACCATCAACCTTTTTGGCTAAACGATTCTCATGCTTACGAGACTGCTTCTGACCTTCTGATTTCATTTCTTTTTGGTGACCTTAAATTGGTCGTATGCAATTAGTGTTAATGCAACTGTTTCTGCTGCTATTTGCACTGTGTGCATTAAATCTTCTGGGTGTTGTTTTCTAGTGTAACCAGACTCGGATTTAGTAACAACAAAGTTTAATATGTTCATGTACTCATCCATGGTTACAAACCAACTACATTTCATATCATCCAAGTTCTAGTACCTTCTTTGCTAACTCTTCTTTGAGTTCAATCTCTTCACGAATACTTGCAATAAGTGCGTCTGTGCCTTGCCACTTACGTTCACCGTAGTAGTACCAAGCACCCTTACGCTCTACTATCTCATTGAGCACTGACATTGCAGCGATTTCTTTAGCAAAGTCGTATTCTCCAGGAGCACAGTCTCCACCTGGTGCAAAGTAAAAATCAAAATATGCAACTCGTTGTGGTGGTGCTGTTTTATTCTTTAGGCTTCTAACCTTAATGACCTGACCAATACGGGTTTTGTTACCGCTAGGTCCAATTTCAATCCATTCGTCTCTACGGACTTCACAGCGAGTAAAGAAGGCATAGTTCTTTCCTTCTCCGCCAGGAGTTGTACGAGGGTCGCCGTGCATTACGCCAATTTTCATTCGGTATTGGTTAATAACAATTCCTAGTACTGCACGTTCATCTTCAACCAAACTTCTTTTGATGGCTGAACCAACAACTCTAAAAAATTTATTGGTAAGCAAGGCTCCACGTCCAACCGTCATCTCATCCATGTTCTTCTCCATTTCAGGAGCGGGAGATAAGGCTGGCAATGAGTCAATAACAATGGCATCTACAGCCTTAGATTCAGCAAACGCAATAACTGCGTCATACGCTTCTTCCATAATGTTGGTCTCAATAACAATGACACGGCTTGTATCTACACCGCACATCTGTGCGTATTCAGGAACCCACTGCTCTGCAGCAACCCACACAGTTGTGTGTTCTGGGTTTAACTTCTGATTAGCAGCAATTGTCTTTAATGCTACGGCTGTTTTTCCGTGTGAGGATTCTCCGATGAGTTCATTCCATTGGTTTCCAGGAAATCCTCCTCCAAGGACGTAATCCAATGTAGTAGAACCACTGGTAATGCGAGGAATAAGGTCAGCACGAATATCAGACCCCACCACCACGACGTTCTCGCCAAATCGTTTATTAAGTAAGGCAGCGACTTTCTTTGCTTCATCATTTATCATCCGTCAATTCTTCCTATGATGCCTTGTGGATTCCAGTTGCTTGTAGCATCGTTTCCAATAGAGGACTTTGTGTTTCCCTCAACCTTAGCACCTGTTAGTGCTCCGTAACGAGAACCTGATTGACTAATTGGGTAACCGCAATCGTAACAACGGGGAGCAGTGTTTTGAACTGCCATGTAATTTGCGGAATTACACTCAGGACAACTTTGTGTTTGTTGAGCACTTCCAATACGCAAATTAGGTTGCTGTGGTTGTGGCGGTTCAAAACGAGTCATTGGTTGTTGTGATGGAGGCATTGGTGGTGACACGTCTTGTCTTGGAGCAGGGGTTTGCCCACCTAGTTTTTTTGCCCACCAGTCTGCGTTACTCATTTTGGTCTCCTTGGTCCAATCGACAACAACTGCAAGTCTACTATCTGAGAAATAGAACCGACCACTGCGGCAAGGGCAATTTGTTGATTTATTTCTAACATTGTTTCCCAGGCTTCCTCAGGAAGGTCGTTATCTACCTTAGTTTTATACAAAACCACCGTGGCTTTAGCGACTGAGTGAGCATGGGCCAAAATCATGGGGTAAAGATGAGCAATACGGGCAACTCTTTTATCGCTCTCTTCCCGTTCTTTTTCCGCAATTTCATCACTAACCATCGTAGTTCCAGCAATCACACTAAGAGAAAAGGCATCTTCTAACTGCGAATCTAAAAACAAACCACGAATACGAAACATGACCTCTGTTGTAAGAGCATCAATATCAAATTCAATTTTTGGTTTTTTCTTTCTAAAAAAACTCATTTTGCTTCACCCCACTTTTGAACAATCTTTGTATCTGCAATCAATGGGACCATCATATCTGGAAGAGTAACCCCTTCCATAGAAGCAGTGATAGCAGCAGCAACTTCATTGGCTAAATGGTCGGGTGTAATAGTTACAAGTTCATCGTGAACCGTCAAAAGAACGTTTACCTCTGGCTCATCAACAAAACAAGAGTGTGCTCTAACCATTGCTAACTTAATAAGGTCTGCAGCAGAACCCTGAATAACTGTGTTAAAGGCTTGGCGTTCTGCTCGTGACTTCATTCCAAGGTCTTTGTTTAGTAACTCTGGGATATACCGTCTGCGTCCTAAAACAGTAGATACGTATGGCAGAGGTCGTTGTTGTCGTGCAGTACGAATAACTCTGTTTCTATAGTTGTTAATGGATGTAAAAGCATCGTTAAACCTATCCATTAATTGATGTGCTTCTTTTACTGTACAACCAATTTGGTCAGCAATTTTTTCTGGACCAACCCCGTACGCAATAGCAAGAACAAGAACCTTACCTGCACGACGGTCTACGTTCATCTCGTTTCCAATAGTTGTGTAAATGTCTCCACCTTCTAGGTAGTTCTGCATAAACTTTGGGTCACGAGAAAACGAAGCAATAATTCGTGGCTCAATCTGAGAGTAGTCAGCAACCACCAATTTGTATCCAGGAGGTGCAATAAACAAATTTCTAATTAATTTTCCATACTCACCTTGTGATGGAATGTTTTGTAGGTTTGGTTCAGAACTAGAGAACCGACCTGTTTCCGCACCGTGAGACTTAAAGTTTGTATGTACTTTTCCGTTTACAAGAAGACTTTGACGTTCAACTGTTTTGGATTTACCAGCAGTTGTACGAGTAACTTCTCCACCAGTATAAGGGGTTACGTAAGTTGTCATAATTTTGTTTAAATCTTGGTACTTCATAATTGCAGCAACTAATGGGTCTTTTTCACGGTAGTACTCAAGTGCTTCAGCACTTACTGAGTAATGCTGTGAACCAATCTCTTGTCCGTTCTTTACAGCATCAAGGCCTTTAGGAGTTAAAGCAATTTTAATTGTCTTATTTGGTCGAATTCCTCGTCCACCTTCAGACTTGGGTGTAAAAAGCAACTTCTGTTTTTCCTGAATTGAATTCATGTGAAACTCTTTGCCAGCAAGTTTAAAAGCCTCACCAGTTACTTTAATAATGTCTTTCTCTAGTTGTTTACGAAGGCTTTCTAACTCTTCTTCATCAATGTGTGCTCCTGCTAACTCCATATCAGCCAAGACCAACATCAAGTCCATCTCTAAACGCCAAACTGTTAGCATGTTTCGTTCAGTAAGCCGTTCATCGTAAATCTTATAAAGGTTCCATGTTGTTTCAGCATCTATGCCAGCATATTTAGCAACTTCACTAAATGAGTGACGTTCTACAGCCTTACCAACACCTTTTACAACCTCTAAACCTAACTCCCTCTCAGCACAGGCAGCGAGGCCAAGGCTGTTCTTAGTTCGGTTATCTAAAATAAAAGCCGCCATCATTGTGTCAAAGTACGGCTTTGGGCAAACTACTCCTCGGTAATACTTTGCAATTGCTTTGAGGTCAAACTTAATGTTGTGTCCAACTTTGGTTTTGTCACTAAACAATAGAGGCTTGAGTGCTTTGAACACATCCCCTGGTAAGAGTTGTTCTGGTGCTTCAGAAAAAACTGGTGTCCAATTATCTTCACGCTTTGAGTAATCTTGTTCACGAATCTCTTTACCTTCCGCTAAACGCTTTTCACCAGAACCAAGCAACGGCTTATCCCAATGAAGAAACTCTCCATTTGGATGACCCATTGGGATAACGTCAGTTCGTCCTTCTGTAGCAAAAGCAATCCAAGTTACTTCATTAAGTAATGGATGTAGACGAGAAAAATCATCTGGCCCAACAGTTTCTACGTCAAAAGCAAATGCAGGTTGTTGTTGATACGCAGCAACCATTTCATCAAGTTGGGTCTTAGTTGTAATTATGTTCACAGTGCTCCTAATAAGTTAGAGAGCGGTGGGTGACAAATCCGCATAAGTCACCCACCGCATGGGAGGGGTCGCAGTGGAAGTTAAGCGACCGAACGAGCAATCTCAAGCAGTTCTGCACGAGGCGTATCCCAGATAACGTCTGGAGTGAACTGCTCAGCCTTTGCTACTAGTTCCTCAACCTGAGCGGGGTCAAGGTCCCAATCTTCTGTAAGGTCTGTAGAACGCACACGCTCAAGAGCGTATGTAGTCTGTGGACCAGTGCCTGTACGTGATACTGAATAAAAGAACTTATTCAATGGTCCACGCTTAGGGTCTTCATGTGCTGCTTTAATTTGACGGAATAAAGTAGGTGGTGCTGTAAGAATCATTGTCTTTGGTTCGTCAGCAGACAAAACCAATACAGTGAAAGCAAACTTGCCACGTGGCTTGTCTCCAATTAGGTCGCATAGTGGGCAACCTTCTGCATCTGAATCAGCAATGCAGACAAACGAACGCTTACCTGATGAACGGTCAATCCAATGCTGTTCGTATGAACGGAATGGACCATCACCAATAAACTTGATTAACTGAGATTCTTCTGAAAACTTAAAATCATTAGGGTATTCCCCTGTTTCTTTTGTT